AATGTTCAAGATATTGACTTTGATATGAGTCAATTTGGACTGTTTTTACAGAACGACACATTGTTTATGACAATACCTATCAACACTAGTGTAAAAACATTAGGTCGTAAGATTATGCCAGGTGACGTAATAGAGCTTCCACACTTAAAAGATGAGTATGCTCTTAATGATTACCAAGTAGCACTTAAACGTTTTTATGTTGTAGAAGATGTTAACAGAGCGGCAGAAGGATTTTCACAAAGTTGGTATCCACATTTATATAGAGTTAAATTAAAACAAATTGTTGACTCACAAGAATTCAAAGAAATACTTGACTTACCATCAGAGGAAGGTTCAAGTAATACTTTACGTGATGTACTATCAACGTATGAACAAGAAATGCAAATTAATAATGCTGTGTTGGCTCAGGCAGAAGCAGATGCACCTAAGTCAGGTTATAACACAAAACAATTTTATACACTACAAGTTGACAAGTTTGGTAAACCTGAACTAGTTACAACTGATACTAGCACACTTGATATATCACAACAAGGTTTACTTGCTGATAGAGTTAACCAAACTCCAGAAAGATCAGGATATGATGGTTACTTGTTAGGCGATGGTATTGCACCAAACGGAGAATCATTTGGACATGGATCTAGTTTTCCATTGAATCAAATCAAAGGTGATTACTTTTTAAGGACAGACTTTATGCCAAACAGATTATTTAGATACGATGGCCAACGTTGGGCTAAACAAGAAGATAGTGTAAGACTTACAATGTCTAATACTGATACTAGAAATACACAAAAAGGAACGTTTGTTAATAACACTACTACAAATACAATAGGTGGTGAATCTGTTAAAGAAAGACAACCTTTGAGTAAAGCACTTAAACCTAAGGCGGATAATTAATGCTACATTTTTATGATGGACAAATAAGAAGATATATTACTCAGATAATCAGACTGTTGAGTAACTTCTCTTATGCAGATGGCAAGGGTGCTTTAGTACAAGTTCCTGTTATGTACGGAGATATTACACGTCAAGTAGGTGCTATCATAAGAGATAATTCAGAAAATAAAATTCCTAGTGCTCCACGTATAGGTGTGTATGTAACAGGTATGGAGATGGACAGAACTAGAACTGCTGATCCAAGTTTTACAGGTAAGGTACATATTAGAGAAAGAGAATATGATGCAACAGGAAAAGAATATTTAAACACACAAGGTAAAAATTATACAGTTGAACGTATGATGCCTACTCCATATACTTTACAAGTAACAGCAGATATATGGTCAACTAATACAGAACAAAAATTACAAATTATGGAACAGATACTAATGCTGTTCAATCCTAGTTTAGAAATACAAACTACAGACAACTATGTAGACTGGACTTCGTTGTCAGTTGTTAACTTAGAAAACATTAACTTTAGTTCAAGAAGTATTCCGGTTGGAACTGAAACAGATATTGATGTTGCCACACTAGGATTTAGTACACCAATATATATTAGTCCACCTGCTAAAGTTAAAAAGCTAGGTGTTATTACAAATGTTATAATGAGTATATTTGATGAAAGCAGAGGAACTATTGACCTAAGTAATAGTATGCCTGAACTACAAGGATACGATGACAGTAATGCAAACTTGGCCAAAGGTTCAGATACATCAACAGCAGGTAAATCAGGTATGGGTAAATCAAGCAAGTCTACTGCGAACTTGGCAGTATCAACTGCGTCTGGATATGATGCTATTGTAATGGGTAACATTGTACAACTAGGTAAAAATGGTATTGCTGGTGAAATAAACTGGCGTACAGTACTTGATGCACAACCAGGACAATACAGAGCAAGTTTAAGTAAAATTTATCTTGAAAGAGCAGGATTTACAACTTCAGTTGTAGGTACTTTTGCAATAAACACATTAGATGAAACACAAATTGTTGTTAATTGGGACGAAGATACTATTCCAACTAACACAGTTATAGTAGGTCCTTTAGCAACTAAAGGAACAATAGATTATATTATAGATCCAAGTAAAGTTAATCCAACTAACATAAGAGGTAATGGTATAAGAGTACTGTTATTAGGTGATATTGGTGATGCAACAAATGAAGATGGTGCTGATGCTTGGAAGGGATCTAAAGGCGATTTAATTGCCAAAGAAAACGATATTGTTGAATGGGACGGAAATGATTGGAACATTGTTTTTGATGCCAGTGGTAATAGCGGTGAAGATTCAACAGTACCAGAAGTAACATATACAACCAATTTAAATACAGGTGTCCAATATAAATGGGACGGTACTGCATGGACTTTAACGTTCGAAGGCGAGTATCGAAAAGGAACCTGGCGCCTAGTACTCTAGCATAATTACTAATATGAACAAGATTATTTGTAGTGGAGCTCTCTTCTATACATTAGATACACAGAGGTTCTTATTTTTACATAGAACACAAAGTCGACAAGCTGACGTTTGGGGACTTGTAGGTGGTACTAATGAGAGTGAAGAAATTCCTTATCAAGCATTGACGAGAGAAATAAAAGAAGAGATAGGAGAATGTCCTCCTATTGTTAAATCTATTCCACTAGAAACTTTTGTAAGTAATGATGAAAAATTTAATTTTCATACATACCTTTGTGTAGTTAAAGAAGAATTTATTCCAGTATTAAATGGTGAACACAATGGATATGCTTGGGTAAGTTTTGGTAAATGGCCAAAGCCTCTGCACCAAGGATTAAGAAATACTTTACAAAGCAAATCAAACTTAACAAAATTACAAACAGTTTTCCAACTTATTAGTTTACTGGAGGAATAAATGATCAGAGTATACGGCGACATTATGTTAGATCGATGGATAGTCGGTGAAGCAAATAGAATGTCTCCAGAAGCACCTGTACCAGTACTATTAGAAACCAATCAAGAATATTCAATAGGTGGTGCAGGCAATTTAGCACTTAACATAAAAAGTTTAGGATCACAGGTTGAACTTACTAGTGCTTTAGGAAACGATAAAGAAGGTTTTAAATTATTAGAATTAGTTGAAGCTAGTAAATTAGAAGTTACAATAGCACAGGATCATAAAATTACAACAACTAAAACAAGATTAGTTGGACAACGTGGACAACACATTGTACGTTGGGATAGAGAAGTACCATATGATGGAGATGTTGCAACAAGATTTAATAACAATATTAAAAAGCATGATATTGTTTGTATAAGTGATTATGCAAAAGGAACAGTAAAAAGAGATACTGTAGGAAAATTATTAGATAAAGATATTAAAATATTAGTTGATCCAAAACAAGATAGTGTATTTTATCATGGAGCATTTTTAGTAAAACCTAATATGCAAGAATACGAAACATGGTTTGGCAAGTATGATAAAGATAATGCTTTACTACAAATGAAAAAATTAGATTGGACTTGGTTAGTTGTTACAGATGGTGCGAATGGTATGCACGTACTAAACAGCCAAGGAGAATATAAACATTTTGTTGAACCTGTCAAAGAAGTTGCTGACGTAACTGGTGCAGGTGATACAGTAATGGCCGTTATTGCATATGGTATAGATTCGGATATGAATATATTTGATGCCTGTAAATTGGCTTGTTATGCCGCGGCTAGAATAGTTGAAAAAAGAGGTGTTGCTATAATACAACAGGACGATTTGGAACGCAATATCGTATGGACTAATGGGGTGTTTGATATACTGCATACTGGCCATTTAAAGCTACTTAGACACGCACACACGCTAGGAAAACGCCTTGTGGTGGGCATTAATAGTGATTCTTCTGTCAAGCGTTTAAAAGGCGATTTAAGACCCATAAACGATCAGAATACACGTAAAGAAGCATTGTTAGAATTGGGCTTTGTAGATGATGTTGTTATATTTGAAGAAGACACACCGTACGAAGCAATCAAAGAAATACAACCAGATGTAATTGTCAAGGGAGGCGATTATACTGTAGAACAAGTGGTTGGAAATGACATAGCCAAAGTAGAAATTTTTCCAACTGTGAAGGGATATTCAACAACTAAAACTATTGAAAGAATGAAAGCATGAGAGTATTAATTACAGGACATCAAGGATTTATTGGAAGAAACTTAGGTCCTTATCTACAACACATGGGGCATGAAGTAGAAGGATATGAATATATTGAAAACAAAGTACCTGATCCAAAAGACTATGATAGAGTAGTACACTTAGGAGCAATAAGCAGTACAACAGAACGTGATGTAGAAAAGGTTTTAAAACAAAACTTAGAATTTAGTCAAAGGCTTTTACAGCTTTGTGACCAAAGTGGTACAACATTAATATATGCCTCAAGTGCTAGTGTGTATGGTAACACACAGGCTCAAAATGATATGAAAACTATCAAAGAAAATGATAAAGTTTATCCACAAAGTCCATACAGTTGGAGCAAATACTTATTTGATAAAATGGTAATGGAAATACCAGAGTATAGAATTAATGTACAAGGACTTAGATTGTTTAACGTATATGGTCCTGGAGAACAAGATAAAGGTGACCAACAAAGTGTTTTTGGTAAGTTTGAATTACAAGCTAAAAACTTAAAAGAAATTACTGTCTTTGAAAAGAGTGAACATATCAAAAGAGATTTTATTTGGGTAGGAGATGTTTGCCAAATTATTGAAAAGATGTTTCATGTAGACGCTACTGATATTTGGAATGTTGGTACAGGAGTTGCACCATCGTTTATGGATATTGCTAATGGTTATGCTAAACTATATGATGCAAAAGTTAAGACAGTACCTTTACCAGATAACCTAGCAGGACAGTATCAGTATTATACCTGTGCAGACAATACTAAACTAATTAATAGTATAGGTGAATATAAATTTAAGACCGTACAGGAGTATATAGATGCCAGCAAGACATAGTGGTAAGGTAGATAAGGGTTGGGGATACGAATTAATTTGGGCAACTAACG